CGACCCTGAAAAAACGATACGTCGTCTTGCGGGACGCCCGCAGGCGTTGCTGATTGCGCGCGAAGGTAATCGCTTACGCCGAAGTAGGCTTTGCCTGCGGCGGCTACCGTAGCGCCTGCCACAGCCCCCGGCACGCCGCCCGCAACGAAGCCGCCCGCCGCCCCGAGCACGATACCGAGAACGCCGTGACTGTCGAGCCACTTCAAGAAATCAAAGAACGGTCCGACTGCGCTACCGACCGCGCTAAGCGCTTCGCCGGTACGCTTGAATCCTGCGCCGATCAGATCGATAGCCTTGCCCAACTCCTGCGGATTCTCGCGAAACCATTTGTCAAATTCGGCGAGTTTCGCATTGATAATCGGGAATGCCTGAAGCGACACTTTCATGAGACCGAGAAACAGATCGTCGAGTGCCGCCTTGAACTGATTCGTCACGTCGAATGCTGAACGAATGTCGGCGTTCGTCAATCCTGCCGACTTCGCCGCAGCGGATCGTTCGCGAATACCGCGCCGAAACCCTTCAGGATCGAGCAAAATTTGCCGGATCGTGTCGGGGTCCGCGCCAAGCTGCGACGCAAACGTATTCACCAGATTGCGGGCCAACACGTCAGACCCGTTCGGATTTTCCCGAACGAGTTTTTCGTAAAACGTCAGCAGACCTTCAAGGGTCTCGACAGCGTTCGTCGTCGGCTTGCCGACCAGACCTTCGGAAAACACACGGGCCGCAGGACTGTCCTTCAGCGCGACGCCGATGTTCTGAAGCGTTGCAGACATCGCTTCGGCCTGCCCGCCGATCTGGCGAAACCCTTCGGTGTACGACCGGAAGATCAGCGGGTCCGTGCCCGCGCGACGCGATGCGATGTACAGCTTGTCCATCGAAACGGCAGCGGCGGTACCAAGACCTGTGATCGTGGCGAACCCCGCCAGAATGCCGGACGTGACGTTACCGACGACCTTGCCGGCCTTGCCCGCCGCCGTCTCGAACGCTGACTGCTGAACCTTGTCGACTGAATAGCCGAGTTTGATCAGGTACGCCGAAATGACATTTTCGTCAGCCGCCATTGCTTGCTTCCTGTGACCGTCGCCGGTTTTCAGCCTGCGCCGCGAGCATGTCGTTCATGCGCGCGAAGTCGACCAGTTTCAATCGCGTGTCGTAGATCGCATCGTACTTCACATACCCTGCGACGACCGGGGCGAGCATCCACTCCTCGCCGTCCGGCAGCTTGACGTACTCTACGTCGTTGGCGTCGTCTGGCCGACCCCTGAAGATCGGCCTGCGGTTAAAAAATCGGTCAGTTCCACCTTCAGCACTTCGATGACCAATCGTAGAATCACCGGCAGGGTGATGTGCGGGTACATCGGCGTCGGAGTGGACGAACCCTGAGCGATCACCTGCGCCCACGCCGGACCTTCCTTGATGCGCACCGCCGACAGACACATGGTCGCCACGTAGTCCAGATCGGCGTTTGGCATGATCGACATAACCTGCGCGAAACGCATGCCTCCTTCGCCGAACACGGTCGTCAGAAGTTGGGCGGCACGTTCTTCTTCGGACGCGCCGTCGAGCGCCAGCCCAAGAATCTGCGGACCGACGCCGATCAATGCAGGTGACAGGCGTCGCATGACGTGAAACGCATCCCACGGGGTCAGACGACCGATCTGGTACGTCCGCCCCTGAAAGTCGATTTCGCGACCCATTACAGGCCAGCCCCGAGCACCGGTTCGATGCGAATCGCGTTGAAGCGCCATTCGAGCATGTTGCCGTCTTCCGAATAGGCGTTGTCCGGATGCTTCGTGAACGCGACCTGCGTGCAGACGTACAGATCGCCGCGAACGTTGTCGCTGATCGTCAGAGCGTTGATGCCGTGCAGCGCCGCCGACGAACGCTGAAGGTTGAACATCGTGGTCAGCGCGTTGTTCGTCGGCGAGGTCTTGAGCAGACGAACCGAAACCGTACCGCCCTTGCTGGCGCGCAGCGAGTGCATACCCGCGCCGTCGCTGCCGATATCCATCTTGTCGGTGTCATCGACGAACGACAGCGAAATGCCCTCCTTGGCCGTACCCGCGCCGTTGCCTAGCGAAATCGCGCCGCCCGGACCGGCGATCGTCGCCGAAACGTTCAGGAAGCTGTAAGTGACGTTTTGACCAGCCATGTTTCAGCCCCCTTAGAGATTGACGACGATGCCGAACTGCACGGTATGCACCGCCCCGGCGAGTTTTGCGGCGACCTGAATCGTAACCGAACGCCGCGCCGCGCGAGCCGCCGCAGATTGCGTTGAAACGGGCGGGGCATAGACGTAGTAGCCAGACGGCATGAAGTCGTTCTGATTCAGCGCGCCGAAACCTGCGTTCGTCCACGTGCCCGCCGCGAGGAACCCTGCGCGTTCGTACTGGCGACACACGTTCGTGATCGCGTTCGTCAGGATCGAAGTTCCCGCATCGGTCTGCGGAATCTTCGTCGGCGACGTATAGAGCGCGTTGAACAGGGCCGTCTGCATTTCGATGTAGAAGGCGTCGACACCCGTAATCGTGTCGGCGAACTGACCGTTCGTCATCGTGCCGTTCTGCAAAATCGCAGTGCCGTTGTTGTACTGCACAAACACGTTGCCGTAACCGGCAGTGAGCGCAGCAAGCTGCGACGCGTTCAGCACCTCGGCAGTGACGCCCGGTTCGGTCTTGTATATCAGCGTCGATGCGGTCGAAACGCCGCTGTAATCGATGTTGATATCGCGCGCCATCGCGCTGATCGCGGCAACCTGCGACGTGCTCGAATACTGAACGAACGTGCGACTCAGATTCGCGACTCGGCACGAATACAGAATGCTGGTCGTATCGTTCGGCGTGAGCATTGCGCCAGCCGACGACGTGATCCAATACGAATGCAGGCTCGCGGTCGACTGAAGGTACTGCGCGATCGGCAGGTGTTCGGCGTCGGTGGTAGTGCCGAGAACCGCCACGCCGTAGAAGCGCGGACCGGCAAGCGCGTCGATTGCCTGCACTGCGGCGAGCGCCGATTCGGCAGGAGCGCCCTGCGCGATGTATGCCCCCGACGACGTGGCCGTCATGGCAAGACGGGCCGAAATGTCGGTGCCCGAACCGCTCGGTGCTGCGAACGAAACGGTCGAACTCGTGCCGGTCGTTGCCGATCGAATCTCGAAACGATTGGACGATGCGTTGTAGAAGCAATCGGCGAATATGCCGAGCGCCGTATCGATCACAGCTGCGACGCCGTTCAGGTTGTACACGCCGGAGAAATTCAGGCTCGCGAGCGCGCGAACCGAACCGTCGATGGTAAACGCAACGCTCCCCGTCGTGATCGCCTGCCAGCCCGCAATCGCGGCCTGATCGGACGTGAGCGCCGCGCCGATCAACTGACCGGAAGCGGCACTCTTTGCCCATCGGCCAATCAGCAGCGTGGACGGCTGCGGCGTCTGCGAGAAGTACGCGATTGCGCCGAGCGATTCGAGCGCGGTCGGACCGAAGTCCGCGACGACCGCCGCCGAGTCCTGATACGACCGGAAACGGGTCGCCATGTCGATGACATTGGACGGGCCGATCACGAGGCCGGTCGAGGTGTTCTGCGGCTGCGCTGCATTGGGCTGATACGAAATCGACCCGTTGATCAGAATGTTGATGGGAAGCACGTTCAGCCCTCGGGCAATTGAATGGTTACGTCATAAACCGAACCGTCTTGACGTTCGGCGTGAATCTGAACTTCGGTGCCAAGCAACGGAAGCACCGGGTACGTCCAGACCAACGTTCGGCGAAACATCAGCGGCATGTCGACACGGTACAACCATCGCTGTTTGAGCAACGATGGTACGGCAACCAGATCGCCAGAGTTGACAAATCCGATTCCGGCAGCGTCGAGAACTTCTCTATTTTGCGCGAGTTGCAGACCGTCGCGCAATGTCAGCGCCAACTGATCGGCGATCTGGTCGACCCCGTTGTCGTAGAAACTGCACAACAGGCGTAATTCCTCGTGCCGAGACAGGTAGTAGGTCGGATTATCGCCGCGCGAAAATTGTTCCCATGCGAACCCGCGCGTTTCGCGGCGCTGAATGCCGATCGCGATCCACGCGTCTCCGAAGTCGGGCACATTCGCCGGTTCGGCCTGCCAGCGCGGGCGCACAGACTGTCCGTCGATGCCAGTGACGCCGACGACCATCTGCTGAAACAATCGCGCCAGATCGCGCCCCATCAGTGGGCGTGTCAGTGGCGCGAGATAGCCTCCAGTAGCGGACGTGTTCACGGAGTCGGCTCGGGGTCCACAGTGAGGATCGAAGTCATGCGCGCCTGAACGAAACCGGCACCATAGCGCGAGTAAGGCTCCACCTTGTCGACGATGAACCGGGCACCCTGAAACTCAACCAGATCAGGCTGAACATTCGGGGCGACGCCACGAAACGGATAGACCGAAACGACCGTGTGAGTCCGCGACTGGTACTGCGACGCATCTTCACGTTCGAGCACGTTCGATTCGGTAGCCGTGATCGTTATCGGAACGCCGTAGACCGGCGTTTCGACCGTCGAGACTTCGCCGAAATCGTTCACGACCTGTTCGCGTCGAAACACGGTCACGAAATCCGCGAACCGCGTGTCGAGTAATACTGCCGATACGTTAAGAGTGGGCACGGGTCACTCGACGACGTACGTAATGGACTGCCGCATTGAACCCGTTTCAACAAGCGGAGCGACGCTCGACACCGG